GCTGCACAACAAAGACAAGCTCCTTGCAGGGATGATTGAAGTTGAGTTTGATTCTGTTGCTGGAGCTTCCGATGGACTCGTCACCAGTGAATTGCAGTTGCTCGATGAGGTACTCGTGGGGGTTCTGAGCCATACGTCTGCGCTCATCGGTATCTAAGAATACGTAGTCGACGTACAGGGAAGCAGCAACCAGAGACTGGTTGTAAGCAGCCACAGCCTTCACAACATGTCCAGGGGCGACAGTGGATCCAAGTTGGGTCACAGCCCACAGGCACTCATCCAGAGGACGGATTTCGAGGGTGATCTTGACCTCGTGGTATTGGAGAGCAATCAGGGGTAGAGCTAGACCAGGGTTGCGACAGAACCAGAATTGCAGAGGCACGTACAGGGTCGTCTCGGGCAGAGAGTTACGGGGTGTGCACACGGCATTCGGGGCGTTGGCGTCACAAGGCTGGTTGACATCAGCGAAAGACGGATCTGTGATGTAGGTGAGTTGAGTGGTCTGCCCAACCATCTGGTTGTAACCACGCTCGGCACAGCAGGTCAGGGTCAGCTGATTCCAGATGTGCATCCAGTCACCGTACTGTCTGTCGATGCGTTGACCACCGATCTCGACCTCGACCATGTTGATCATCTGTTCACCGGGGTAATCCAACCAACGGGCATAAGCCGCCAGGGACTTGCCAATCTGGGGCAGAGTCACCTGCAAGTACGTTCTGTAAGCAAGATCACCATTACGGCTGATTGTGCACTGCACACGTCTGCCGAAGTCAGCCTGTCCGTTGAAGGTCTGTTCAATGGACTCCATGGCGAAGTTCGTGTGACGACGATAGGTCACCTTCCAGAAGGTGATTTGAGGGTTGCCAGTCAGGTAGACATCCTGGGCACCGTAAGCAACGAGCTGCATTAGTCCTCCTCCCATTATAGTATTCCTAAAGAAAAGAATTTTTTGGAATAAGGTAATTAATCGCTCGTGTCGTTTACAAGTTGCTGGATGTTCATTTTCTCACTCACAAACTGCTTTAAATAAGAGTCAAGGTATATTTCTTTTTTGCCTTCATGCATTTTCGAAAAAACGTAACATTCGCCCTTTTTGCGAATATACCATCCGTCTTCAATAGCATTATAGATAAATGCCATTTTTTGCAGTATTACTGGATCTATATTGACATTCATATGCAAAAGCCAAGAAAAGTTAATTTTTATTTAAACACGTGTTCTATATATACCATATGCCCGCGTTCAAACCCAAAGCAAATCGAAACATAAAGGTAGATGAGAAATCTCTGGTAACACTTGATAGCAAACACCAGGAAATGCTATCCGAGATACGACAGCGACAATTAGTAAAGCTTCCTAGATTGAAAAAACAAAAGAGACGTTTGTTGCGTGAAATCAAGGAATTGACAGGTGATGACATCGAGAGACGCTTGGAAATATCTGACATACTTGTGTCCATAAACAAAGAAATACGTCAGATTCGCAATGAAGAACGTAAATACTTATTGGATAATTCCGCTCATATTTTCAGCTACTTCGAGAAGAAGAAAGAGATATCGGGAGGTGGCGCCAACAAAACAAGGGTATTGAACTCTTTTTTTAACAAATCTGAAATGTCTAGCAAAGAGTCTATAAGCAACAATGTTCAGTCGTACTTGACTAATGTTGACAAGCGCTTCTTCAACATTACGAACTTTAAAAAATCATATGATACATGCATTTGCGGGGGAGAGATGATACCAATAGAACACGAGGGTGTCCGCGTCTGTAATAATTGCGGACAACAACAAATGCATTTGGTAGAGCATGAAAAGCCATCTTATAAGGAACCCCCCAAGGAAGCATGTTTTTATGCGTATAGGCGGATTAATCATTTCCGTGAAATCCTAGCGCAATTCCAGGCGAAGGAAACAACGCAGATTCCAGAGAAAGTCTTGTCGGACATAAGAGCACAAATTACGAAAGAGCGATTATCTCTTAGCCAACTGACTAACAGAAAATCGAAAGATATTTTGAAGAAGCTAGGTCATAATAAGTACTACGAGCACATACCATTTATCAAGGACAAACTAGGGATTAGGCCTCCCGTAATGGCACCAGAACTCGAAGAAAGACTATGCAATCTGTTTACAGAAGTCGAAAAACAGTATGCGAAGCACTGCCCCAACGATAGAGTAAATTTCCTAAACTATTATTACGTGCTGTACAAAATGTGTGAACTTTTAAACGAAAGACGTTTTTTGACATATTTCCCTATGCTTAAAGATCCTGTCAAACGCATAGAACAAGATATAATTTGGAAAAAGATATGTCAGGAACTAGATTGGACATTCATACCCACTGTGTAGTTTAAGCTCCCACGGGGAACCCTACAAGGTTTCCACCAATTCCGAATCCGGCTCCGGTGCGCGCGGCAACGGCAAAACTAGGCAGATAAGTGTCCAGGATAGTGAACGTGGCAGCCGCCGTAAGCGATATCAGCAGAACTTCGTCCAGTTTGAGCGAATGCTTCGGGATAGCGTACGCTGCTACTGCGACCATAAAACCTTCCACAAGGTACTTAATGGCTCTTCTCACAAACTCTTTGACATCGAAATACTGGTTCAGGTCTCCCATCATAAATATATCTAAGATAAAAAAACTTAAAATGTAAAGCTATAATTAGTTATAATGTCAAAAGCTTTTGAGCGGAAATGTAATCCCGACGGCACGCCGAATGCGAAGTACGTGGACCTTTTGGACGAAGATAGACCAGTTGCAGGTCAGAAATTTGTATGCATGTCTTTTGTTTCCCCGGAGAAGGTTCTAAAACAGAAAGAGATGTTCATGTTCGAGGCCTTCCTAAAACATTTCGATTTAGATAAAGCGATGAAAAAGTTCATACAATTCCTAAACTTTATATCGCATCGCTACGACCTTGAGTTCAACGCCATCATGGTACTATTTAAGGAGTTTGCAAAAGAGGAGAAACAGCAGCTGTGTGATACTACAATCGAGGATGACTACAAAACATTTCTAGACAACAATGAAGAACGTCTGGAGTCGGAATTCGCTTCTTTGTATAATTTCCAAACGTCTACTCGCGGACTTAAAGTCAGAGGGTCGTTTCCCAGTCAAGAAGAGGCTGAATTACGGTGCAAGCTTCTCAGAGAAGCAGACCCGAACCACGACGTATTTGTGGGACCAGTGGGTGTATGGATGCCGTTGGATCCCGACGCGTACAAGACTGGACGTGTTGAATACATTGAAGAAGAACTCAACCAGCTGATGCACGAGAGAGAAAAGAACAAAACTCATGCAAAGGGAGAATTTGACGAACGCGTGCGGGACAGCAAACGCAAAGCAATTAAGGACAATATTAGGCTGGCAAAGGAAACAGGTAACAAACTGACACAGAACATAGATGATAACGACCAGCTTGTTGGCGTGGCTGGCGCTAGTACTGTGGAGACTTCTCTTGCAGGTATGGAAGAAATCACATCAGCTAATATTCGCCGCGAACTCTTCGATAACAAAGATGCTCGAACCAAGGAAAGTGGAAAGGGTAAAAATAAAAAGAAATAAGCATATTAATGACAACAGTGGTGAAGGTGAAAAGGAAGAGATGTCATTTTGCTACATGCACGAAACGTCTGACGCTCACAGACACGGCTTGCGTATGCAAGTGCATATTCTGCACCAAACATAGATTACCAGAACAGCATGACTGCTCTGGTAATTATAGAGGTTCTGGACCCAAGGTCGAAGGCTGCAAAAGAGACAAAGTGATCAAAATATAGCGCCATCCGAATGGCAGCCTTACCATTTGTTTTTCTTGACGTTGATTCTTGGACCGGCACGCTTTTGTTGAAATGCAGTGGGATCGTATCCATCGTCTTCGTCGTCGGAGTTTAGATTTTTGGACAGCTCCCAATACTCTCTTGACCCAAGTTTGAACTCATAGTGTGGGTCTGCCTTGTACCAGTATATTTGATCTTCCAGTTTATTCGATTTCGCATTGTTATCTATCACTAGACATTCATAGTTCTCTGTGCACTGATCCATAATTTGGCAAAATGATTCGAATGTAGGAAACATTCCTGCATAATTTTCATATATGCGCCTACGATTTGTTATGTATTGCTCTCTTAGAATGAAGACGTAGTCAATGTTTGTTCGCAGATTAGGAGGTATACCTAATGGATATTGCATGGTTATGATGAGCATGATTTTCCAGTGCCTGCCATTCATGAACAGTAGTCTCATCAGTTTGTCCTTAGTCCAGGTGTTATCATACAAGCAATCGTCCATGATAACAAACGCTCGACCATCAATATTTGACTTTTTCTTGTAAGCTTGTGTCTCTTTCTTAATTTGTCGCAAGACGATTTTTTGTCGCTTTAGTATGTTTTCGATAATTGCATTGTTGTATTCATCGTGAATAAATAGTTTAGGTACTACTTGGCTATAAAATCCGTTTCCTGCCTCGGTTCCTGATATTACTGTACCTACTGGTACGTCTTGATGATAATACAGTACGTCCTTGACTAAGAAACTCTTACCGGTGTCTCTTCTCCCAATTAGCACTATCACTGGGCCTTTATTTTCATCAGGTCTGAAGCTGATTTTCTTCATATCGAATTTTCGTAGCTCTAAATTCATTATAATTTGCAAAGAAAACTTAATAGAGTTTGCGGCGCAACATAGTTTAGGTTTAAAAAAAGAATAAATAATATGCATAGAGCCCAATATGTTTACACTAACCTATAACAAGAACAAAGCACACAGTCTTTTTAAGCAAATGGAATCCAGACTACCTTCCTCCCTGACACAGAACTACATACCCATATACACAAAGTACTTCTCTCTAAACCAAGACAACTACAACCATATCAATCTGAATCAGCATTACGGTATTTGCGAGATAGTGGACAGACAAACCGAAAACGTATATACCATATCAACGACCGATGGTGGCACACGTGAATCGTTTTTCAAGTATTCTCCACTCGTCGACCCGAGTAAGTATTTGGTTGGAAAATATAAAGACTCGGACATATGTGTTTTGCCTACCTTGGGAGAGAGCAATAAGGCAATGGATCGCATTTCAGACTGCAATAACGCTGCCTACGTAGACGGAATGTTTTCCTTTTTATCAAGCAAGCTCTTACATGATGCAGCGTTTCCTCATGGAGTCGATTTCTATGGATCGTTTCTATGTATCAAGGAAGATTACAAAATAGACGTTTCTGAAGACATGGAATATCTGTGTAAGTCTGACTATTTTTTTGAAAATCGTGACAAGCTATTCACGATCAATAGCGAGTTAGCTGAGTGCTATATGAACGAGGGTACCAGGAGAAATAAGAAGACATTAGTAATGGAAGACATATCTTGTTGTTTGTTTTTGTCGTCGACAGAGGAATATGCCAATGCGTTCACTGTACCTGACGCAACGCTAGAAGTATCGTACGAGCTTGTGTATGAACAACAAAACGAAAATCCCAAGAGGTCTAGTCGGAGTTCTTCTTCTTCGCCTATATCATCAAATTCCTCGGACACGAATAATTCCAATCACAGTTCCGAATGCAGCACAGAGTTATCCTCTATGGAAGAGGAAGCAATTGAATGCGTCATCAAACAGTTTCCAACTCAAATTATCTGTTTGGAGAAAC